CATCCACGGATAAAATTCGTCAAGCGCTTTCTTTGGCTTTTCCAGCATGATAGTTCGCTGGCGCGCGCTACCTTCCGACAGGTAATACCAGAAAATCTTTGCAAGCTTCAGCTCAGAAAACTGGTGGTCGATCTTGTCGGCAAAGCAGGAGACCAATCCCATAGGACCAAAGATATCAACCGTAATGATTCGGTTGCAATCTTTTGTTGGCGGTGTTTGATATCCGGCGAGGGTATCATCAACCCGAACAATCATGACTTGACGGTCATCGCTGTATAGCAAACCGTCAAATGAGTTCGACTGAGAGAACTCATAAACAAAATTCGTGGGATTGTAGTGGTTGAGAGTTTTCTTGTTGATGGTTTCCCGTGCAGCCGCGAATGCCAATTGTTCAATTGTTTCAAGCGCGAACACGAGTGTACCACGGTAGCTAATCTTTACACGCGAGGTGAAAAGACTATCATTCAGTTGCTCTTTGAACTGGATGATTTCGATGTACGAAATGTCACCCTTGTTGTAGGCCTGAGCATTGAGATTGATATTTGGGTTGCTAATTGACACAGCAAGAACCTCTAGATATGATATATTGGATGCAAAGAGCCTAACCAAAGACTCTTTGCATTTAAAACTCTAACTACTTATTCGTAGTCAGTCTTGCTATCTTGGAACGTGTATTCCAGATCAGTAGCCTTCGGCTGGTAAACCTTGCGCTGCTTTTCTGTCAAGCTGGTGAACGTACGACGAGCGAGTGCATCGCATTCAAACTTTGCATCAGCTGACGTCAGTTGCAGCGGCGGCGATTTTTGCGTGTAAGCCGAAGCGCCCCGCAGATAACCGACGATACCCATTTCCGAAGCGACGCGGCAGAAACGAATCGCCGAGATAACCACGCCGCCGGAGTTCGGGCTATCTTGCACCGACAGACGAGCGGTCAGTTCATAGCGAGCTCCGCCAAAACCGTAAGCAACGATGTCGAGGTTGGCGATCTTGTTGTCCGAGCCGACGTACGTACCGCCTGGCTTTTGGAACACGGTCAGCGACGGACCAGCATACAGCGTCATACCAGCCGTATCTTGGCCACGGACTACATTTTGGCCCTTCAGAACATTTTCCTTCGAGACGTGCTTGCTATGCAGACGTTCCTTATTCGACATGTTCAGGAAGTCGGTGTTCGCCGTGCGGCCGGTTCGGATTGTTTCTTGACCTTGCGTCGAGCCAGCAGCCATGTTCATCTGAATGTGCTGTGTAACCATCAGACCAGCGTCGAGCATTGCACCTTGCAGAACTTCCGACAGGCGGCTTGCACCCCAGATCGAACGCATATCCGAGCCGACGATCGTCAAACCAGCATCAATGAATTGCTGTTCGGTTTCCATTGCTTCCTTCGTCGAAATGCGAGTCGGAATGCAGTTAACCATGTGACAGCCGGCTGCAACTGCTGCGTCGATGTAAAACTTTGAAGCGGCTTCAGAGCCGACCGGGCAGTAGTTGATAACAACTTCTGCGTTCATTTCTTTCAGCGCTTGAACGACTTGGGTGAATGACAGTTCAGCCGTATCATCTACTCGGAACGAAACAGCTTCCGGGTAATCATGCATGTACGGAGCAACACCGTCAAGAACCGGACCCTTGAAAACAAGAGCTCCGGGAGCGATTGCGGCATCGGTGATTTCTGCGACGTGATCCATGGCGCAGTTTGGCGAGGCACGAAGAGCTTCCTTCAGAGGACGATTCACCTTGCGGGAATCAACATCAAAACCACCGACGAAGACGATATCTTGAGCAGCATAACCGCCGATATCTTCATACATCAGACCAACTTTGTCTTGCGGATTTTCGATGTAATATTGAACGCCTTCTACCAGACTTTTAGCGCAATTACCAACGCCGACGATTGCTACGCGAATTTTATTAGACATTTGTGTACCTTAAACATTTCAGTTGTTGACGGGCATTGGTCGCAGTATATCCTACTGGAGTAGGCCCGGGTTCAAAAATTGAACCAACTAGAGGAGAGACTTGCTCAAATCAAGATGGTCCGCTATTTCAGTTGTTAACGCACATTGGCTCGTATAAGACAGTGCTCATCGGAGAGTAGGTGCGGAATGCATTGCATCCAATACCTAAATCTTAACTTCTTTCAAAGAACCTGTACATTTTAAAGTGCAAGTTGTTTGATGATTTAGATAGAAGTATTTATAAGAGCTTACAATTAGGCCTAATTCTAGTGAGGTTTTTCTTCATGTTTGGCCCACTCGTGCTCACATCGGCTGGCTGCACCGGCTGATACCCATTGTTTTTCACCTTGACTCAAGAAGCCTCCACAATGGTTGCACTTGTACATTCCTGGATGACGATACGTTTGCTTTGGTGTCGACTCGAACATCCGGAAAATCGAAAATAATGCAGTAAGCCAGCCCATTTAATTCTCTCGAATGATTCGCAATGCTTCAACTTTTGTAAAATCAGGAATTAGATCTGGCGAGTAAAGCAATCTCCAGGTTCCGTCAGGTAGCTCATCGAGATGAATGAAATTCTTCCCTGTCCTCGGACTTGCTGCTTTCGAAAGATGCAACTCCAAGTCGGTGCCTTCGATCTTCACTGATCGCTTCGGTTCTGTCTTCTTCATCACTTTCTTCAGTAAAATATGTTAAAATGTACTCTTCAACGTCAAGGCCGCCACGACGTCTTAGCTCCTGTAGCCTTGACACTATACGATCCTTCATATTTTGAAGAGTTTTTTCATCGCAGACTTCCATGAAAAAGTTCTCATGAATGTCTTTGTCTAGCTCCATATAAAGTTGAAGCCACACAGCATCTAAGTATCGTTGCGGAAGATTGAAATTGTTCTTACTTACAAATGGTTCAATGTTAACGTCTACACGAGTTGCATCGGTGGCACACTGCTTAACATTGAACTCAAATTGATCTTGATAAATTCGAATGAACATTAAAATGATAAAAGAGTAGCTGCAGTTTTAGCCGCGAGCAGGGGATTTGCTACGTTTTCCTTCAAATCCCAACGATAGAACTTTCGGGCGAGGTGGACTGACCGTGGCCGCTCCATGTACGTGGTCATAAAAGCGATACCATCCATCTTGTACCATTCTTCAGGCCATTCAAAAATAGTCCAGTCTTTGTGGCGAGCCGCCATTTCACGAAGGCCATCAATAAAGACGTTCAATACTGCTTGACGTTCGACACGAGTTCCGGTGAATGGCGTACCTTTGTACCATCCAGCCTTTGGAAGAACACGGGATTCATCTTCGATTGGAAGCGGAGTTACCAGCTCAATCGGACGATCCAAGCGAATGAGAGCTTGCTCATAGTCTTTCAGCAAAATCTTAGTGGCATGGATTGGATCAGTTTCTCGGCATAGATGGTGACGAATGTCGATGCTACCCCAGTAACACGTCAAAGAATCGATGTTGTTGAAATCAAATCCATATTCCGTCACTTCATTCACGATACCTTTCTTAATGATACCTCGAAGAGTACGGCCATCCTTTCGTAGAACAAGTGACTTCGGTTTGTATGCCGAGAACGAGTGTGAATCACCAATGACAAGGTGACGAACTTCACCATTGCCATAAGTCAGGCCCGGGTCCAACACCCAATCCGAGATGCCTTTGCAGCGCTCTGACACTTTATTCCAATCTACATTCTTCCAATAGTCGGATGGTGTGCCTTTCTTAATGCCGCAGCGCCAACCGTAGTCAATCATCGGCCAGTCAAGAGATACGTACTTAATGTGATCATGCTGCGGCCATGCAAGTCGCTCAAAAAATTTAGCGGAGTGCGGAGCAAGTCCATCAAAGACATTTAGAACCTTGCACGCGGGCGTGTAATCAACGTCCATACCGTGATAAATGAAGACCGTGTCATATTGACTCCAATCATCAAGCTTGTTTTCTCCTCGACCATCCAGCACGTCAACATCGATACCAACATTGCGTAGTTGGTTTGCGCGGAGCCAAGCCCAGGCCGCAGTGTGAGAGTATTCAGTTGATGCCAGCTTACGGCAAATCAAGTCAAGAGCAGCTTTTGCCATTTTATTTGTCTTTCCAATCAGTATTCAAAGGTTCAACGAAAATGTCAGTTGTCACAAACGGGAAATCCGGAATTGGCAACTGTTCAATCCACTCATGGTCATCAGGCGGATTGAATGAAAGAGTGACGTGTGGATTGTACTCAGGATGATCATGAGTACCACCCATATTGATCAAATCGTCATGTAGTTGATCAAATTCATGACAGAGCATACCCAAAACGAGCACATCATTATGACCGTTTTCAGAATCAAATAGCTGAAAATTTGCCGGTTTTGCAACGATTGTCCTCGGGCCAGCTAAATCAAAAGCTCTAAGAACGGTTTTGCGGCTGTACAACAGCGTCGTATGAATCGAGTCAATTCTTACACGATCACGCAACCCAACGTTTTTAAACCAAGCTCTCAGCTGAGTTTTCGTGTTTCGGTCATAATTTACAGCGACATACGTTCCTTGTTCTTTTTGTAGTATGTCTTTCATCTTCACAGGATTAGCTCTTTTCCAGTAGTACCCACCAAATATTTGCCAAGATCTTGCGGCGACAGCAGGCATGAATATGGCAAATCGGCTTTACCACGAGGTCCAACAGGATGGCACATTGCCATACCACGAGGAATATCAACGTGAATACAAAGCTCTGATGGACTGAGGTCTAGAAGAGTAACCTCTGACATTTCATAGTTATTACTTTGCGGGTGAAATAGATATGCCTTAAACGCGCTGTTAGAACATTGCGTGATCGGAACCATATCGATGTACTGCGATTCATCGTCGATGACGAGAAGATGCCATGAGGCTGGAACAAAGAATTCAAGGCCATTGATTCGGACTTTGACGGCTGGGCCGGCGGTTTCTTCAAGCCAGCGAATGGCGCCTAATTGAAAGTCATGTTCCATGGCATTAAAGTACCAACAGTGACGCGGAATCACTGGGCCGTTGACTGAGTCAATTAAATACGGGAAATTATAGTCTGGGAGTATCTGCATTTATGGTTGCTATACGGTGCTACTAGTTATGCTATGATTATAATCTAATGTCAAAAGAGGTGATATTTAATCACCTCTTTCTTGTGCAACTTAAACGAAATATTTACCACCAGCCGTTCCATATTTCAACTTATTTGGTTTTTCTGTTGGGTAGCCGGCTTCGGCATAGTATTTCAATCGTTCTTTCAAGTGCTTCTTGGAGAATTGCAGCTTTGATGCCACATCCTTCACGAAGACCTTATTTTTGTCACCTCTTTTACGAAGGCCGCGGCCGACTGACTGAATGGCTCGAACAAAAGATTTACCAGCTTCAATCAGCACCAAGCAGAAAATACGATCGATCGAGATGCCGGTTGACGCTATACCAAATGTTGCGATAACTATCAGCCCATCCGCATTTGCATACTGGTCATAGTTTTCTTTTCGTTCATCCTTACCAGACGCTCCTGACAAGAAGACCGAATTTTCGATAAGCTCTTGAAGCAGCTGACCTTGCGCGATAGAATTCACCAAAACCATGGTGTTTCCATACTGGTCTCGCCATTCTTTGATTGATTGTGCGAGAGCATGCAGTCGATCATCATTCTTTGCGAGATAACCTTTCTCAGAAGAGTAGTCAGGCAGCTCCGGATCGACGTCTTGCGTAATCACCGGCTCAATGTTGATTTCGGACAAGTAGCCTTGTTCGATCAACCAGCTAGCTGGAACTTCACGAAGAATCTTTCCAACTGAAAGCTTCAAATTGTAAGCGTCAGCTTGACCCTTTGGAAACGTTCCAGTTACACCGTAGCGATGGCTAATGTGCTTTCCATGAACATTCACAAGATCTTTGATGACATTGGCCTTCAATCCGTGTGCTTCATCGACGATAAACGCATTGAAATATTGCATGTACTGCGGAGCATTTTGCAGCGATTGCCAAGTTGCTACCACGATCGGATTGTCGATTTCTTTCGAGCTTCCTGAGTAAGCGCCGACAGTAACCGGGAAGAGTTCTAACTTCTCTTTTAGTTCATCAACCGTCTGTGTTACTAGATCGGATGATGGAACGATGATGATAGTTTGAAGCTTGTTGAGGTACAGCATCATGGCCAATGCAGCACACATGGAAGTTTTACCTGCACCGGTTGCGCAAATTGCGAATCCTGAACCTTCTTCAAGCAGCGCGTTTACCACATCGACTTGATATGGACGAAGCTTAAAGTGATCCAGCCCAAAGAAGTTTTCCTCGACACGATCAACAATAACTGGTGCAGGAGGACGACTATCAACCAAGTTGATGTCATACCCCCAAGATGCTACATATGGAAGGATTTCTTCTAACAATTTCGTGTAGGTATTTCCACGATTGTCAAAGAAGTGAACCTTCCCATCCCAACGGCGAAGTTGGTATTGAGGCATGTGCCTGTAACCTTCAACAAAGACTCCAAGCTTGTCATAAAGAAAGGCAACGTCAGCTGGTGACAGCCCTGCTAAGCGACAATTAACTTCGTCATCGACGTTGATGGTGCAGACTTTGCTCATTTAATCTTCATCAGCCTCATCTTCATCTTCATTACTCTCAACTTCCGGAAATTCAATACGTTGATCTTCCGGCAAGATGTCATTGATTTCCTCAATGAAGGCGCGGAAAAAACCGCCAGCTTCCGTAACATTGTAGCTATTGCCACCAGCGTCAACTTCACAATCGAGCGCCTCGGCTTCTGCAATTTCTTTAAGATATGTCGAGGCTACTGCGAGGATACCATCTAGTACTTGATCTACTTTCATCTAAAATTCCTAACAACTGCGTCAGTCTGTGCGTCAAGCTGATCAACCGTGGTACACGTGATGATACGCAGCTTAACTTTTTGTTTGTACTCTTTAACATCCAACACGTAATCGATGCCGAATTTAGCATCATTCTTTGCTGCATAATAGAGACTGTTGTATTCCTGGGCTGCGCGGTCATTGTACTCTTTTGTTATGACCGCGTCAGTCTTGCTATCATTTGATCGAACATTTCGAAGAACCCGACTAACTCTATAATCTACGAGAGACGGCGTTAGCCCGATCTTGACGAATTCTTCATAGGCCTCGTGGCCGTGAGCTGAGCGACTGAGAATGGGTTCGATGTGCTCCTCGAACCACGCGCTAGAATCACTTCCAACCTCATATACAGCCGAGCTAATGACCACGGCAGCTGAGATAAAATCAGCTCCGACCAAGGTGTATTCTTCTGCTTCAATTTGTTCCATCATAATGTAACATGCTCCAATTGCGCAACTCGGATCTTAACGATATTGTTCAAGCTGTAACCCATCGCTTGGAGTGCTTCAACGATAGATTGTAGCTGATTTTTGATGTGTGCGACTTCAAGAAAGATTTCATGAGCTTGCACGTAATCAGGCTCGCCGGCGATGTATGCCTTGATGTCGGTAGAGCTAAGACGCTGCTGTCTGCCTTCATTCAAGCTTTTGTACAGACGACCTTCGACTTCACCCATTTTCATACGGGCCCAGCCTTCGATCGCCTTACATTCTTGAAGCATCAGGTCATAGAACATTAGATTTTGTGCATGTTCTGCACAAGCGGTCTCAAGTCCCTTACCGTCAAGCTTGAAAACAGGCTCAGCTGCCAAAATCAATTCCCGATAAATGTTCAATTTTTCGGGAACCTTACTCATCGGAATACGAGAAAGGTCGCTGACAGCGAAGCCCATAAATTAGCCCTCGAACTTGCCGAGAATATCACCAGCCTTAATCAGGAAGACTTTTTGACGATTGCCGACATCAATTTCTTGCATTGCGTGTTTCAAGATGATAATGCTATCACCAGGAACAACCGGTGGGACAATCGTCTTACCTGATTTGAAGTCATGAATGCCAGGTCCGACAGCGATGACCTGCGCGACGCTTGGCTTTTCCTTGATGAATCCAGGGATAACGATACCGCCTTTGGCGTGTTCATCCTTGACATCAATTTGAATCTGGACGAAATCGTGGAGTGGTTGGAATGTTTGTGTCATTATGATATGCCTTATAGAGAAGGAGGTGGGTATTTATTCCACCTCCTGATCAACTTTAGATTACTACTTCGCCGCCTTCAATCTTGTCGAAACCAGCTTCATCAATTTCATCCGGCGTGGCCAGAATCGATTCGAATTTAGCTTGATCGCCGACGATCTTTGGGTGGCTAAACATCTTGTTAGCTAGCTCTTCATTAAGATCTTTGCGTTGGAACTTAATGTTACCTTCCGGAAGCAGCAACGTGTACCAAGCACCACCCTGTTGGACAATACCTTCGCCCATCATCAGTTCCAGGAGACCTGAGAACTTGTTCATGCCGGTGTCATACGGTACGAGAATTTCCACCTTTTGACCAAGTTTCGCGAAGCGAGACTTGAAGGTTTCGATGTACATACGAATGCCAGATACTTCGCCTTCTTCCTTCAGCTTAAGACGCGTGATCAGAGCGATCTGCGAAGCTGAGTAACGAACAGCGTTGTTGATTTTCCACTTACCTTCACCTTCCAGCACGTCGGCCGGGTATACTTGGTGAGTGGCAACGAAGGAAATGTTGAGTGCTTTAATACGAGAAACAACAGTGCGCAGGAAGTGCTTCATCTGCTTTGCACGTTGGCCTTGATCACCCTTCTGTTCACCAGCGTTAAAGTGCTGATTTTCAGATTCGGTCAACAACATATCGATAGAATCGAGACAGATGAAGACCTTTGGCGCGCTCTCATTGAACTTACCGTATTCTTTTTCGTACTTCTTAATGAAGTCTGAAACGACCGTAACAACGTCTTGAATCGTGACGACCGAAATACCGAGGAATTTATCTTCGGATGTCGATACACCAATTTTTCCAAGGTAGTCATGATCCAGTGCGTTTTCTGAGTCAAGCGCAACGATGTAAGCACCGTCTGCTTGGGCAGCGCACATGATGTTCGACAGAACGAATGATTTACCAGATCCAGACGGACCTGCTAGAATGGTGACGCGGCCTTGCGGAACACCTCGACGATAATCACCGGAGAGAATCTTGTTTGCGGCGAAGTTACCGGTGGTATACCAGTGAGAAGGAGGACGGAAGTCGGTAGTTACGTTCTCTAACTTTTCAAGCGATTTTTTGAAATCTTTCAGGAATGGAAGCATTAATCGGCCTATTTACTATAGGGTGAGAGAACACAAGGCTACTTTTGATAGCCTTGTGTTCGGTACTACGAGGAGGTGTTACGAAGCTTGACGATTGCGCAGACGTGCGAGGATGTCTTGTGCGCTAAGCTTTTGACCATCGCCAGCTGGTGCAGCTGATTCAGCGGCCGGAGTCGTCGGAGCTGCGACGGTTTCCTTCGGTGAGCTGATTTGCTGATCGAGAGCCGGATTGCCAGTGGACGTAGAAGGAGCAGCGTTACCGCCCTTGTTGTCTTCATACGAACGGCCAGTCGCTTCGGCTTCAATCATCGCTTCCATCGCTTCACGTTCGATCTTTGCGTAACGGAACTTGCTAAGATCGTACAGGTCGATGCGATCGATCAGTGCCGGTTCAATTGCGGTTGCCTTGCGACGGAATTCCGAATTGTCGTACGATG